GTGCGCACGCTGGCAGGAGCTGTGATCGCCTGGGAACGCAAGCTCGACGACCGCATCTACCTGCGGCGAGAGGTGCATACTCCGGGCAAAATCCGCAATGAACTGTGGCTGCTCGAACGCGGAACCCTGCGGCGACAAGTGCCGCTTTCGACGCTGCCGGAGTATGCGGGACTGCCGGAGGAGGAGGAGACCGGGTACCCGGGACTCCTGGTGGAGTACGTGCCCAACTGGAGATTGGACGACGACTGGCGGGGGGTTTCGGACTACATCGATATCCACACGCTGGTGGACGAGCTGAACAACAGGCTCAGTCGCGTTAGCCGGGTGCTCGATAAGCACGAATCGCCCAAGCTGATCCTGCCGCCAAACATGATGAAGTACGATCCGGCCACCAAGCGCTACTATGTCGAGAGAGAAAGCCTGGACGTGATCGAGGTGCCTGGCGATGTCGGTGCCAACCTGCCGCGGTATGTGGTGTGGGATGCGCAGCTCGAGGCGGCGTTCAAGCAGATCGACGAACTCATTCGGCTCGCGTTTCTAGTCACGGAGACGAGCCCCGATGCGTTCGGCATGGGCGAGGCAGGCCAGGCGGAGTCTGGGCGGGCGCTGAAGTTCAGGTTGTTGCGGACGCTGGCGAAAGTGAATCGCAAGAGGTTGTATTTCGACTCTGCCCTGCGGAACGTGCTGAAGGCGGCGCTGTGGCTCGAGGCTGACCGCGGCGGCCTGTCCGATGTGCCTGAAATTCGGGTCGAGTGGCGCGACGGCCTGCCGGACGACCCCAGGGAGGAGACCGAGACGGAGGCCATGGCTGTCGGAGCCGGCATCACGAGTCGCAGGTCGGCGGTGCGTCGACTGCACCATCTGAGCGGCGCGGCACTCGAGGACGAGTTGAACGAGATCGACGCGGATCAGGCTATGGCAGGCCCACCGGCAACGCGGACCCCGGCCCGGATCGACCTCGGGAATCTGTTCGGCGGAGGCAGCGAGGCGGCAGGCGGAGGCGGTGAGGCGTAGTGTTTGACGCTATGGCGGCCGCCGACGCGCTGATCGAGGTCTACCGGCGGGCATATCTCGAGATCCTGCAGCGGATCGCGGAGAAACGGTCCCGCGGCCGATCCACGGCGTTCGACGAGGCGCTGATGCGCGACGTGGGCGGGATCCTGAGCGAGCTGGATGCGACCGCCGAGCAGTGGGCATGGGAAGTGATCCCCAAGGTCTACGGCGAGGGCGTCCGCGAGGCGCTGGCGCCGTTCGCGGCGATGCGGGGCGGGAAGGCGCTGCAGATCGCGCCCGGGATGATCAAGGCGCACCAACACGCCGTGCAGATCCTGGTTGATTCGCTGCTGGATGACCTGCACGACGCGCATACGTTCGTCGGTCGCAGGATCCGCGATCAGTGGCGCTCGGCACAGCTTGAGGCAGTGCTGGAGAAAACAGCTACGGGCCAGACGATGCGCCAAGCGCAGAAGGCGCTGAGGGAGAGCCTGGCCGACGAGGGGCTGACGGCCTTCCGTGATAGCCGCGGTCGCGAGTGGGGCCTCGACAGCTACGCGAACATGGTGGTGCGGTCTGTGACCGCTGAGAGTCAGAACGCCGGTCTGCTGATGCAGCTCGACGGGATGGGACACGACCTGGTGCAGATGACCGAGCATCGGGCGACCTGCCCGATCTGCTCTCAGTACGAGGGGCGGGTTTATTCGCGCACCGGCAAGACGCAGGGCTATCCGGTGTTGACTGACGTGCCGGGGTTCAGCGAGGGATACGAGTCCATCCACCCGAACTGCGTCCATCGACTGACGCCGTATGTGCCCGAGGGCGACGACGACCCCGACAAGACCCGCGAGTTCAGCAACCGCCCCTTCGAGGACACGCGAAGCGCGGCCGACCGGGAAGCCTACGCGCGGCAGCAGGAGATGGCGCGGCTTCGCCGGGATCGTCGCAAACTCGAACAGCAGCTCGCGATCCTGCCGGCAGGCGTTGAACGGGACGCGATCCGGGAGAAGCTCCGCGAGGTGCGAGGCGAGCAGCAGAGGATGGGTCGACAGGAGAAGCAGGCTCGGCTTCGGATGGCCGCGGAGAACCGTGCTTACTATGCGGCGCGCGACTCGGGGCAGGCGGCATCATGGCCGGGGAGAGTCTAGCGACGAAACATAGAGCGAAAGGAGGTGTGGGTAATGAAGCAGGTAGTTTGCGACGCCTGCGGCAAGGAGCTAGGCAGGGGCGAGCTCATCCACAACGCGCATGCGCTGGAGGTGCGCATTGCAGCAGTATCCCGTGATGACGCATACGCAGCCGCCCACTTCTGTAGTTGGCGGTGTCTGGCCGAGTGGGCTACCCAGCGCGACGATGATGCGAGATCGGGCAAGCCGGACATTACCGCACCCGCCCCTCCACCGCGACCCCGGATAGACGAGGATCCCGGTATCTGATCGGCACTCGGCAGCGGTATCCCTCGTGGTAGGCGGGCGCCTGGCTGACGCGCTGGGCACGGTGCTCTCGGGCATAGACGGCTGACGCCGCGGACCCCAGGCGCACCAGCGCCGGCTCGAGGCCGCGCTTGCGGAGCTGCGCGATCTGCCAGTTAATCTCGCAGGTGACGCTCCAGTAGATCTGGCGGTTGAACCCGCGACGGGCCCAAGAAGGCCGGCGGTCGTGGACCCAAGGCATTACGATCACCCAGGACAAGTTTACCACCCGCGAGGGTGGTTTTCCATTGCAAGGAGGATGGCCGAAGTGAGACTGTCGGGTCGCTTATGGTGGCATCTACGTCAGCTCGTGCCGCTGGTCTACACCACGACATACGGTGATGCGGCCGGAAGGCACTTCATCGTTTGGAAGATGTGGCTCGGCCGATGCTACGCGATTCAGGACGTGCTGATCAAAGCCTAGAAGGACGAGTATCGCAGTTGCTGGCCTATAGAGGCCGGCAGCATCTTATTACACGGCTACGGCCGGACGCCGACGGGCGTTAAGCGGGAGGTATTGCAAATGGACGTTCCCAATGCAGGCGGAACACCAACCCCGACTTCGACCCCGACTCCTAACCCTAACCCGACGCCTACGGATGGCGGTCAGACTCCTCCACAGCCAACTTCGGCTGGCGGAGGTAGGACATTCACGCAGGAGGAACTTGATCGGATTATTGGCGAGCGGCTGACACGCGATCGCAAGGAGCGCGATCAGGCTGCCGACGAAGAGCGCAAGAAAGCGCAGATGACCGAGGCCGAGAAAGCCAAAGCCGAAAAGGCCGAGGCCGAGAAGAAAGCGGCCGAGACGTTGGCAACCGCCAATGAGCGGCTGATTCAGGCCGAGGTGAAGCTCATCTCCGTCGAGCTGGGCATCGTCGACGCGGACGTCGCCTACGCGGTCCTGGACCGCCAGGGCGTCAAGGTTGACGATAAGACCGGCAAGGTGGAGGGCGTGAAACCTGCGCTCGAAGAGCTCCTGAAGGCGAAACCCTTCCTGAAGGCTGCGGCCGGCAGCAAACCCGGAGTCGGCGCGCCCGGCGGCAACCCTGGGCCCACCGGAGCCCCGGATGCGGTCGAGGCCGCCAAGAAGCTCGCCGAGGAGCGGAACAAGAGCAAGACGCCTGCGGGCGGATACGACCCGTGGGCAGTGAAATGAGGTGTGACTCATGAATCTGGAACTCAAGACGACCACGCTCGGGGGCAAGATCAGTTTCCTGGACTCCGAGAAGGTCAGGTATGTGAGAGGCGGCATCACCCTGGATCACCTGACGGTGGCGCCGGATCCCCTGACCGGGCTGAAGCGCATCGCGGCCGGCACCGTCGTGGGTCCGCTGGGTAACGGCAAGTACTCACCCTACGTCGCTGGCGCAGCGGCTGTGCCTGGCGTCGCGTCTACCGTCACACTGAAGGCCAGCGGCACCGGAGCCAGGAATGACATTGTCGTTACGGCCAAGCAGACCGGGGCCGACGGCGACAAGATCAAGGTCCAACTGGTGGATCCTGGCGCGAAGAACGCGACTCTCAAGGTCGCAGTAGAGACGGACGTGATCCGGGTATACCTGGCGACCGATGACACTAATCCCAACGGCGCCATCACCAGCACGATTGCCCAGGTCATCGCCGCGATCAATGCGACGCTCTACGTCAAGGACATCGTAGTGGCGACATTGGCAGACGG